TATAACTTGCAGACCCATCGTGGTAAATCTGCAAGTCAGACCCAGCACCGAATATGGCCTTGCCATTGTCAGCAAATGTTGCATTGCCTGTTACGTCAATGCCTGTGGCTGTGGTGGCGAGTTTAACTGCATTACTGTTGTATAGTGAAACTGCACCACTTGGTGCATCAGCATAAATAAGTGTGGCAGTTGCCTGAGCATTTTCTAGCTTAAAATCATCTGCAAGAATTCGTAAGTTTCCAGTGCCAAAATCATGAATAACACTGTCTGTCCCACTATGATAAATTTGCAAGTCAGACCCAGCACCAAAGATGGCCTTGTCACCATCGCCGAAATTAATGTCGGCAGAAGTAGTCATACCGTCTGTGGTAATTACGCCAGTTACGTCAACGCCTGTGGCTGTGGTTTCTAGCTTCTGCGCATTGTTATGATAAAGTCGAACACTGTCAGCATTACGACCCCAAAGAAAAAAGTCACCAGAAGCGTTTGTCAGCTTTAGGTTACTTGCTCGCACAAACAAGTCTCCAGTCTGATCGCCACCTTCTGCAATATAACTATTTGACCCATCGTGATAAATCTGAAGGTCATCGCCAGTACCAAAAACCAATTTGCCATTATCTGCAAGAGCAATATCTTCAGAACCAGTTGTCCAACGATCATTCGCTTCATCCCAGACAAACTGAACATTTGGTGATGTACCACGCTCAACTTCAATACCAGCATTCTCTGATGGAGTGCCGGTTTCATCAGCGTTAAGTGTGATAATTGCATCATTGATATTAACTATATTACTGTCAACTGTTGTTTGTGTACCAGAAACAATCAAGTTACCGGAGACAACTAAGTTCTCCGCAATCGTGATGTTGTCTGTCAACTTAGCACCAGTAACTGTATTATTAGGAATTGTTGTAGAAATCGTTACTGTATTTGATGAAAATGATGTAGAACCTGCCGTAACATCACCTGTAAGTGTTACTGAAGCAGTAGCACCAAGTCTGGCATTTGCAAGAGCAATAGTATTTGCTACCTGCATACGATCATTAACATTTGTTGTTAATGATGTGATACGAGGATTTGTGTTAGCGATATAGGAATTAAGATTTGCTGTAACATTATTGTGAAGTGCTTGAGTATTAGCTACCTGCATACGATCATTTACAAGTGTATTCGTATTAGCTACCTGCATACGATCACTGACCAACACTCTAATAGCATTATTAGTTGATGTTAGATTCGTATTCAGAAGATCGACACGACCTATCTCGGTAGTAATTCTTGGGTTTGTGTTAGCAATATAAGAATTTAGATTTGCAGTAACAGAATTATGAAGTGCTTGCGTATTTGCAACTGTCATGTAGCCAGCAACTTCTACAGTAAGATTCGCTGTAGATACTACGTTAGCAACTAATGTAGAGAATAGTGCTTGCGTGTTTGCGACTGTCATATAGTTGTTGAGTGAGGCACCACTGCCTCCCACAATATGACCACCCTGAGTTGAACCATCATGCACACGAATTTGATTCGTAGTAGTATCAATAGATATTTCACCCTCAGCGCCAGTAAAGGCATTTTGCTGTGTCGTGTTTCCACGTCTTAGTTGAAGTTGGATAGCCATCGTCAGCTCCTATTAAACATTTAGGTCTTGAGAGTTGTCTACGCTGTCGGCTACTGATCTTAGGTCAATAATTCCTAATGATGCGACATCCAGATCCGTATCTGTTGGAAACGCCGAAACATTACTGAGAGTTACTAACTCTCTCTTTGCGAAAACAGTACTTACAAAACTATCTGTAGTTGGTGAAAATCTTAGTTCTACATTAGCACCATTAAGTGCGGCCGAGAAGTCTCCCAGTTTTGCTTGCTCTGCAATGACAACATCACCATATTGTGAGAAGTCAACTGAAGATCCTCTGTGAACAATAAGAATTTCGGATACTTGAAATCCATCAAGATTTGAAATCTGTGCAACATACTTTGCTGAACGAAAGTTTGCTTTTGGAAACGAATCCACTTTTTGTGGAGTGTTGGTACTGACTGTAGCAGTAGTTTGATCAGCACCAGCATCTTGAAATGTAACATTACCAGCACCATCTGTTTTCAGAATTTGTCCTGCCGTTCCATCTGCGGAAGGAAGAGTAAATGGAGTGGTGTTACCGACAGTAAGCGTACCAATACGACTTGTCGCTGTGTTAGCGCCAAGTTCAAATACGTTTGATCCGTCGGAAGAAAAGAATTTACCATCTCTGGTATTAAGTGCGATTTCGCCTGTAGCGATATCAGATGTAGAAGGCGCCTTTCCTTGAATGGAACTGCGTTTAATCTTTAGAATTGATGCCATATCTATGGCTCCTCTTAGTCAGTGTCTATAAAGACAGTTAAAACTAAAATAATATAAATTAGAGCGTCAACCCTATAGAGATAAGGTCAACGCTCTAATTATTTAGTTCTTAGTATGAACCGCCATCAATGATAGCGTTCAACTGTGCTAGTGTATAACCAGTATCAGTAATATCAACTGTAGATGTCGGCTCAACGTCTAGACCTGTGTAGAAGTTGAAGTGACCAGTTGTTGCATCTCTGAAATAACCAGTGTATTGTACAGCGGAGTTTCCTGCGACAACATACTTACCATAGACACCAGTATCAACTGTGTCGGCAGCGTTGTTAGCAGAAAGTTTCAACATGCTATCGTCAACATTAACTGTTGATGATGAGATGTATGTTACTGCACCTTCGACTGTTAGATTACCGTCAACGTGGGCATCACCAGAGACTGTCAAGTTTGCACCGACAGAAGTGTTACCAGTTGCAACGATGTTTGCACCAGTTGTAAGGTTCTGTACAGTTACGTTGTCTGCCAGACCGAGAGTTGCTGTTGATGCTTCACCAGGAGTGTGAGTTACAACAATCTCATTAGCAGTACCAGAAACATTACTCATAAAGTTGCCTGTTGTGTCTGTACCAAGAGCAACAGAGTTTGGCTGGATTGCTGTTGTCATCGTCACGCCGGCAGAACCGTCAAAGTTGACTGTACCTACAACATCGCCTGAAAGAGCAATCGCTCTTGCTGTAGCAAGTTTGCTTGATGTGGCCGCATTACCAGAGGTATTAGCACCAATGTTGTCTGCAATTGCAACTGTTACACCCGCTGTCTCTGAGCCTGAGCCGGTGACAGTAAGTGAACTATTTGATGCGGCGACAGTAGCAACATAGTTACCAGTTGTCTTTGTACCAAGAGCAATCGAGTCATCAGCATATACGTTTGCAGTAAGTGATTGATTACCGATTTGTACCGGTGTGATAGCACCATCTGCAATTGCAGCCGTTTCTACTGACTTAGCACCATAAGTGTTAGCAGTAAGAGCATTAGCACCAACTTTTGCGGCTGTGATAGCGGCATCAGCGATAGCGACTGTACCAACGGCCTTGGCAGCAAGAGTGTTTGCTGTAAGAGCGTTAGCGCCAACCATTGCAGAAGTGATGATACCATCAGCAATGTTGTTTGCTTGAATGCCTTTAGCACCGATCTGAGCAGCACCTACAGCACCGTCTGCGATTGCGGCTGTTTCTACTGACTTAGCACCATAAGTGTTAGCAGTAAGAGCATTAGCACCAACTTGTGTCGCTGTGATAGCACCGTCAGCGATAGCGGCGGTACCAACAGCCTTGGCAACAAATGTATTTGCACCAAGTGAGTTAGCACCAACTTTAGCGCCGTTGATAGCGCCGTCAGCGATTTGAGCCCGGGCAATACCACCTGCCTTAACAGCAACAGCACCGGATGTTACGGCAAAGTCGGCTGCGGCAAAGGAAGCAATACCTTTAGCAGATGTTGTAGCGTCAGAACCACCGAATGTGATGGAACCGTTTGACTGCATGGTAACATCCATGCCAGTCCCTGCTTGAAGAAAAATACTATTCGTAGAATCAGATGTTTCACCGAGTAGTTTGATGTAAGCACCGTCTCCACTGACAGAACCTTCATCTACGGTAATTCTGAAATCTTCACCGCCAATGGCTGATACGCCAGTGCCGTTACCAACATATAGTTTTCTATCAAACAGGTTAACCGCAATTTCACCAGTTTCAAGGGAGCCAGGGGCCGCACCTTGGGTGTTATTACGCTTTAGTTTAATAATGGAAGCCATTTACTTCTCTCCTACTATGTTATGTTATTCTTCTTATTAATTATTTTCTAGCAAACTGATTCTTACGAACTGATTTTCTATTATCATTGTTCCTATTTATAACCACTTGCTTATCCACGTGATTTTTATAATATTCTAGATCAGATTCTAATTTCTGAATCTTCTCTTTTTGTTGTGCTACCTGTATGATCACTGGAGTGGGAACAGGCATACGTTTCGCTATTTCAATCTTATTGGTCAAGTCTCTTATGACTTGGTCCTTCTGATCAAGTTGTTGTTTCAATTCAACTACAAGTGAGGCATAATTTAAAGCATCGTCTGACATATTTTTTCACCCTTATAATGTTAATATGTTCCACCGTCCATGTCATCAAAAACTGGAGTGTTATTGGAAGCGATTTGCATCACTTTGCCAACAGCACCCGTAATTGCTTCTGTCTTACCACCCGCTTTAGTGATAAGAACTCCGTTTGTTGTATAACCCGAAAGGGTTAGTGTATTACTTATGACCAAATTTGATACTGATGGATCACCGCCAAAAAGAATGCTTTCAAGGTTAGCGACTTTATCGACTATAAGTTTACCACCAATAAACTCTACACTTACCGGAGAACCAGCAGTAGTAGTTTGACCAATAAACATTTTATTTGATGAAAAAGAATACGCAATTTCACCATTTGCTAGAGAGGATGGGGCGGCTGCGCTTTGGCCCCGTTTAATCTGAATTACTGTATTTGCCATGACTAGAACGCTCCACCATTAATGTTAAAGGTATTAGTCGCTGCATCAAATGACAAAATTGCTCGTTGAACGTAGGTATTTGTTGCTTCGTTGTAAACGAGAATAGCACCGTTTGCCGAACTGATTGTTAGATCAACGTCAGCAAGTGCGGTTAGATTGATTGTACCGGTGATATTATTAGCAGCGATGTTACCATGCTTGTCAATAATATCATGGGTATTAACCGTCAATCCATTGTCAACACTAAAATTTTTACTTGCCACAATGATTCTCCCGAATTTGGGTTATATGAGGTATGTGATTATTTATAATATAGGAATAATTCCATAGATGTGGATATGCTAAAAAGAACCACCTTCAAATCGAAAAACATTTTCTGCTGGATCGAATTGTAGTATAGGTCTTTGAACATATGTGTCACTGGCTTGATCATATACA